AAAATATAATAGAAGTCACTTAAAGTAGCTTCGTTTTGCCCAATGAGTTTTTCATTGATTGTGTTTTGCGCTTGTCGGAGGGCTTCCATATTACTTTGAAAATATCGCCCCGTCCACATCTCACAGCACAAAACATCCCCACCAGAAACAATTAAGCTTTGCGGCGGGGGTTGAGAGTTGACTTTACTTGCGGCAACTTCGTCTCTTATTTTTTGCTCTTCTTTTTGGCCGAGAGTTTCTACTACCTTGTCTTTGTACTCGGTAAATGCTTTCTCGCCAAGAGAATATGCTGCAGTGATTGCAGCTGTTCTTTTAGCACTTATTGTGTTTGCACCAAGAATGCAGGTTATTGTTACTGCCCCGGAAATACTAGCCGGAATATACAATCTCCAGACAATTTTGACTGCTTCTTTTTGATCTAGTTTGCGGTCTAATTTAACCTCTTCTTCCTTAATAACATCTCGCGCTTTATAAGCGGCTTTTCCGGTTAAATATGCTGTGCTTATGGTACCGGATACACCAAGTGCGGTAAGAATGGACGAAGAGTTATTTCTAATTAACCGTTCAACTTTGTTGATGTTATCAACGAGGGCATTCATTATTCTCCTGGTTGTTTGTTTGCGAAAAAAAAATAAGACGTGAGAAAACTCGGGCTTACGGTCCAACGAAAACTCGTAATTAGCGGCTTAGCTTCCGCGCCAGACAGGTAGGTCTTTCACCTACGCTTCGTGTCTTGTCTTTTTCTCACTATAGGCCGTGTAATTTTTGCGAACTCTTTTTCAAAATTCTCACCCGGGGAATTTTTTAGAAAAAAATATATAGCCCTTGTTAAAAATGCGAAACGTAAAACCCCCAGAACATCTTGGGGATGCCTGGGGGTTTACGTTTTGCACACGAAATTATCTTGGCTTCAACACGAAATTGAACGCTTTGCTCATCACTGGATGCGCGTGCTCGAACGTCAAGATGAGCAAGACCTGGGCCAACCCCGCTGCGACGAGCAGCTTTGTGTCCGGTGATACTTTGTTCTTGTCAAGTAGCACCAGAAGCTCCGCCAGTTCGCCGTAGCGGGGGTCGGTCGGGGTCATGCCCCTCATGGCTTCGAACACTTGCTCCCGCAGTAGCTTTGTGTTCTGTTGTCGTTTAAACATGGATTCCTTTCGGTATGTGTCATTATAGCCCATGTTTATATTGCGACGTCAGTTAACTTTAAAGCTAACCGACTTTTTAGTGAGCAACGCTTCCGGATCGCCATTAAGCTCGAGCGAATATAAAGTCACTCCATCCTCGCTCTCGCTAACAACCATATTCCCATCGAATGAAAGGTCGGAAGCATTGTATGCTTTTGTGGATATCCGTAACAATACGCCGATAAATGTTGCGATAGCGGCCATGCTTCCAGCCACCTGTTCTGCAGCAGGAAGACCCCAAATGCCAGCCATCGACAAATATAAAGTCGCTGCCGCAGGCAGAACGATCTGCACCAAGTTCTTGAGGAAGTTGTAGACATTATCTTTTAGAATGGGAGAACCATTAGTCATTTTTTGCTCCTTGTGCAAAATCCGGATCGTGAATCGGTAGTTTCTTTATCTCGTTCAATATTCTTTCGGCCATTCCATTTCCGCCCAAACCCAAATATGGGCGAATTAGATAGACGTCGAGATCATTGAACTCTTCATTTGTTATATATCCTCGACTCATATAAGTCGTCCCACGAGTTAAGATAAGATCGTGAGCTAACCCCATAAGTAGTTTTGTCGTGTCGCTATTTCTATCTTGGCGCTTTGTCAAATAAGCCCAAAAACCACCCGACGCTAAAAATGCGCATATCAACGTCAGCACAAACTCAGTAGTGCTATTTTCTAGTCCAAACATACTTAACCTTTTTAAACGGCCCTTAACGTGGGGATTCCAGTTCTACCAAACTCATCTTCAAATTCCGCAAACTCAACCACACGCATTTTTTGGGAAATTCCATAGTTTCCTCTGATCCAGACAATATCTCCAATATCGTAGTCTTTTCGATATGTGTATCTGGTATTTGCGACTATTTTTGTTTCCAGTAAGGTGGTTTCTCGATACTCCGAAAGCGCCTCGTTGCCTCTTCGAGTAAGCACATTTGTCGCGGTGGCTATTTCGCTGGAGGAGTCCTGGTTCGGTTTAAAATCGTAATCGCCGGCGTCAACATATAATACTCGCATATTAAAGCCGGTTCCACCGAGCGATCGCATAACCGTTTGCGTATAGGCACCGGTCACTAAAGCGGCGTTTTTCTTTTTCTTAATCGACCAAAAATATTTTGTGCTATCAAGATCGCCATAATTAGCCGAAAATATAACCGAAGAACTGACATCTGTTCCCTTGTGTAACCGCCAAGTGCACCTATCCGATGTGCCGGGCGCCGGTCTTATTATTTTTAAACCAGCATCCATTTCTTCGAGAAGACGAGCTACTTCCCGATATAGCTGGCCTCGCTTTACTACCATTTCTCTAGTAGAATCCGAGCCAGTAAAAGTGGCAGTAACGACAACATTTGGTAGCGTATCTGCTGCGGTTATTGCGGGCGTAGTTCCGCTTCCAATGTGATCTCTTAATAACGTTATTGTATTGTTAACTGTCGTGTCTTTTGGGAAGTCGTACAAAAATGATTCATCGGTAACTGGATTTTTCTGAGGGAAGTTGTTTCCGGTTGCCATTCTGTTCTCAAGAAAAGCAAACAAACTTCTACCCGTAACCGTCAATACTGAATCTTCGTTAACGCTTTCGTCTATCTGATGGTTTTCTACCATCATAATATCGCGAGTTTCCGAATGCGTGATTAAAGCGCCCAAATATAATTGGCTTCGCATTGCGTCAGTTGCGTCTGTTATTATTGTAAACTCGCCAGGTTCTTGATAGCGCTCTATCCATTCAATACTTTTTACGTTTTGAACCAAACTTGTTGCCGCATACGTTTGATCGCTAAGAATCAAAATATCCATCATATACCCCAATAAGTCGGATAGTATTGAATGTACTCGTAGTTGTACAATGCAGTATTAACGTTAAAGGTATTGTCTCCCGGGAATATAATTGGCCATTCAGACCCAATCTCAATGTTAGAAATTAAATTGTATGTCTGCGAGATTGAAGGTCTATTTACATATACGTATCTATCGTTTTCCTCTGAGGAAAAATACAAAGTATCGTTAGTATTGAACGCAAAATTAACAGTGAAAGACCAATCAAAATCTACAGTCTTTCTTATTCGATACGTGTTGAATGGTGCGGTCGCGGTGATTGCCATTCTAAAACCGTGTGGAGCGCTTGAGGCGTAGTCGCTTATTACTGGTGATGTTTTACTCATACTATCTGTGTTTACGGAAATACGCTGAGATCTTCTAAAATAAGGGTCTTCGCAGTAAAATGTAATCTTTACTTCGGGCATAAGCGTATTTAAATCGGACTCAATTTTACTAATAAAGCCGTATATTTGAGCCACTTCAACATCTTCTTTATAAAACCCAAGGGCTATTTTTGAAGTTTTGTATGAGCTTATAAGACTGTATATTCTATCTCTAAGAGTCGAAGGCGTATTACCGATAGAATAATTTGGATTCAGTATCAAGCTGATAGCGATTTGCCTTGGCTTTAACCGCATATTAAAAAATTTATTACCGGACGAACCACCTACCCCAGAAAATCTAGGTACGATTTCGTCGGCGTCAACCCCCGTTATATTACGAATAATATAGGGGCTGAGGCCTGTGGTATCACGTAAGGTAAACTCTGCAAAGTCAGAATAAATGCCATCTAATGAGCGAAAAAGAACAATCGAATCTATATCCATTATTTAAACAATTCCTCCTTGGCCATTTGAATCTGCGATCTGGTTTGCCGGTATATTTCAGCGTTTGACAGTGTTGTCGGCGAGTTGATGATCTGCTCGAACTTAACTTCTTTTACGACTGGGGCTGAATTTTCTGTTGAGGTAGAATTATTACCCAACGTAGCAATTGACAACGCCCGAGCCTGGTTAAGTGAAACGGATGCGCCAATTTGACTTTCCGAAAACATCCCATTAATGTTCCTTGCGCCTTGCTGCACGTTGGTTAGGTCAAGAACCGGACTGATAACAGGGTTGATATCGCCTATAGTATCAAAGGCAGGAATAGCTCCAAAACTCTTTGAGGCCGCATTCGTAATTCGATCCGCTAGATTTGAAGCACTTGACTCAGCGGTCGTGTCTTCGTCGAGGCCTTTAACAATTCCTTCCGAAATGAACTCGGCAAGTTCCATAAACACTTTAGACGGCGAATTAATTTTAGCCCGATTTTTAAATCCAGTCTCAACGTTTGCGGCCATTTTACCGCCGGCATTTTGCAGTGCGCTCTTGTTTTTGTTGGTATTTAATCCGTTTGTCACGCCAGCAACAACGTTACCATACTCTATTTTTGGTTCAACAGTCATCGAGACGCCCGACATAAGCCACCAGAAGCCGTCCTTGATAGCATTTTTAATCTCGTCAAGAATTGCATCCGCAAGATTCTTAGCAGCAGATCTAATTTCTGGTCCGCCTTCGCGAATGACGCCGGCCATGCCGTTTAAGAGCGCAACAACAAAATCTTTAATCTTTCCGGCGATCCCAATAATCCCGTCAACCATCGCGGTAAGAATAACCCCAACAAACGTCACGCCTGCTTCGACAGTCTTATCAACGGCCCAACCGGTCGTTTCCAACACGCCAATAAACGCTTCGGCGAGAGCAACAATTACCGCTTTTATACCGGTTTTAATCTCTTCTGTAGCATCAATTATACCGTCAAATATAACACCAATAAATTCGACACCCGCGTCTAACACTGCAGTTAAAGCGGCACCAGCAGTCGTTAGCACTTTAACAATTTGACCGGCGACTACTAGAATGAACTCTCCAATCTTTGTGCCGATGAAATTTACAGATTTAATCATACCGTCAAATATAACGCCAAGGAATTGGAGGCCCAAATTGAAAATATCGTCAGTGTAGGCGATAATTTGTTTTCCAAACTCCTCAATAAGCCCCCAGACAGACTCGGCAACTTTACCTAGGTTGTCCGAGATTCCCTCTAAGAATTTAGTAAGAACCAACAAACCCATACTAGTTAATCTGCCAGCTTCTTCGGCGAGGACTGTCAAAAACTCCTCTATTAAGTCCACAACCAGAGTAGTAATCTCGCGAATGTTGTCCTTCAAGCCGCTAAGGAAACTAATGAGCAGAGCAAAGCCGGCGCCGATCATATCCTCTTTTTTATCTAAAATAAGAGTAACCAACGCGTCGATAAGATCGGCAACAGTTAAGATAAGCTCTGGTAGGACCTCTCGCAAGCCTTTTAGAGACTGAATAATTACGCTTATTAATCCTTTAACAAGAGTTGGGGCAAGTTTTAATACTGTCTCAACGAGCTCAACGATACCCAGCGCAAACCCAGCAATAAAAGTTGGAATGGCGCCACCAATGGCTTTAAGCAGCTCTTTAAACACGGCTATACCCTTGTCGCCTGCTTTAGAGACAATACTAAATGCTTCTGCTATACCTTTTGCGCCTATGCCAATCAAAGCAAACCCAGCGCCAACCAATAAGAGTACCGCGGCAAGACCTAACATCGGAACTAGAATCGGAGCGACAAGCGCGCCTGCGACAGCAATTATTGCAATGACGGCCGCTATGCCTAACAAGCCCTTTGCGATTTCTCCCCAGCCTACTCCGGAGAATTTGTCCATTGCGATTGCTAAGAGGGTAAGACCTAAAGCCGCAACACCAAGCGCTAATGCGCCAGTAACACTTCCATTCATGACGACAAGTGCCAAAGCCAGAGAATATAAAACAACCGCAAGGGCGCCAATTCCTTTAGCCAGGCTTTCTAGACTAAGCATCGAGATGATTACGAGCGCAGCAGTCACCGCCCCAATAGCGACGGCAAATCCCAATAACGCAACGCCGACATCAGCAGTGTCTACCTTGTCTAGAGAGACAAGAACCCCCGTCATCATTGTCATTAGTGCAGCCATTGCGCCCAAGCCAGCCGCTAGTTCCTCGGGCTTCATGTCGCCAAGAAGACCGATGGCTTTACTTATGATGTAAAGCGCAATGGAAATACCAACCATGCCTTTGACTTTATCCGTGTCCTGAGGCATGTTTTTCATCGCAATGACAAGACCGCTAAGGATTGCAGTAACGCCAGCAAGCCCGGAACCAAGAGCTATGGGGTCCAATTTCGCCAGTCTCTCAACCGACTTTGAAATAGATTTGACTGCGCCACCAATAGCAAGAATACCCAAAGCGCCTTTGATTACGGGCTTAGAGTCCATATTTTCAAACTTTTTAAATGTTTCTAGAATGGCAACGAATGATGTAGTAATAGGAAGAAGGGCTGCTGCTGCATATGTCAACCTTTCTGGGTCTTCGTTTGCAAGCAATTTTAAAGAAGCAGTCATTAGCAAAACAGCCAGTGAGATCAAAGAAAGTGCAGCGGTAAGGGCAAGCAAGTTGGCCGGGCCTTTTTTAGCATCGTCACCGCCCGTGAGTTTTGCTAATACAGCTAAAGACCCAACAAGCAAACTGAATCCTCCAGCGGCAACACCAAGGGCAATACCAAGTGCCTTATGGTCAACCATTGCCAAAGCTATAAGAGACACGGCGAGTATCGCAACGGCGATTGCTATTTGCGTTAAGGCCTTCGATTTTACTTCAAGTGCAAATGCGGACAACACTTCTTTGATGCCTGTAAAAACTTCACCGGCTTTAAAAATGAAACCCGAAACTTGCCTAAAAACACCACCAAAATCTTCAAAAGCAGTTTCAATACCGTTTAGTAGTTTAACGATGCTTACCGTACCGGCTATCTTCAAAATATCATTAAGCGATAGTTTGGATAGCAATTCTCCAATTTTATCGGCAATAGTTTTTACAACATTAAAAACTTTTTCAAAGATACCTTTATAGGCTGATAAAATTAAACCGACTCCGTTAAAGCTTGTTCCAACTGCTTCTACTTCGGACGCTACGCCATCGGAACCACTCGAAAGTTTGTTTCGGAACTCAGTAACACTTTTCCCAGTTTCATCTAAGGCAGTTTTAAATTGTACAAACCGCCCCCTACCCCCTCCGACGCTTATTTTCTTGAAGTTGTTGTCAAATTTCTCAAGACTGACTGAAGCTTCCGAAAAGAAACCGGTAAGTTTATTAATACCACTACCCGCAAACTTAACGATCGCTGTACCAAGGCTTAATATTCCGTTAGCAATTCCACCTAACACAAAAACAAATGCGCTGCCAACCGTACTCGCTATTGACCCAATGGCTTTAAAGAAAGTCAAGATTCCTCTGCCTATAGTGGCAAAGATTTTCGGATCAAACCGCTCAACGACAGAACCAATCAAAGACCCTATTTGTTTAAACAGCCAAACCACACCAGAACCTAATTTAGATGCACCAGTTTTAATTACGTCAAAAAGTTTAGAAAGTCCTTCGCCAACACTGAAAAAAATCGCTCCCATTTTGCCAGCTGCTTGAGCAAGTCCATTTGCCGCTTTGCCAAAACCCGTTTTAAAAAGTTCAACAAATAGACCAACGTAGCCGGTTGCTTTTGATATCAAACCAAATACGGTCTGAACAAACCTCTCTATGCCCTGACCCGAAACTAATTTCTCATTTAAAACAACAAATGCGTCAGCAACTTTAAGTACTACGCCAGTTATTCCTGATCCGGCAACTGAGTTAAATGATTGAAACAACCTTTGAAACACTCTGGCTACGGCTTTAACTATTGTAAACCCAATTTCTAAAGCAGCAAAAACGCCTTTAAATACTCGTTTGACTGTGTCAAGAGTTTTCGGGCTCGGCTCTAAGTACTGCATGAAGAGCAAAAAGCTTTTACTTAAGCGCGCTAAGTCTTCGCCAGTTTTTCGTGGGAACACTTCTCGAAAGGCGTCTTTAACCGAGTTTTTGATATGACCCAAGGCCGCGAATAAGTATATGATGCCATTGATAATGTCGGTTCTTCCGCCAAGAGCGGCCCAATCACCAAGAATTTTATTTCTTGCATCTGCCGTAGTAGATACTACCGACCCGATTGCTCGGTTTAACAGTGAGAACAATTCTTTGGCTTGCTCAAAGTCACCAAATATAGTTCGGAACGATGCAGACCACCCAGAACCGACCGACTCTTTGACTGTCCCCAAAAGCTGAGTTAGTGTTTTTACTGAGGTCGCCGACTCTTTACCAAGAGCTCCAAGACGAAGCATCTCTTTTGCTTGCTCTTTGGTGTAACCCATAGCGGTCAACTGCGCCTCGGTTAAGTCACCAGTGAATGCTTGTAAGGTGTTAGTTAGAACATCAGCAGTAAGCCATCCAGTTTCTAATGAACCTCGGAAGGTGTTTCCTGCATTTTTCCATTCTTCGAACGTTGTATCAAGACCAACGCCCTCTAGCTTGTTTAAAGCTTTACCGGTCTCGAACAACGCCGTTTGGAATACTTCACCACCCATGCCCGCATTAACAACCGAGTTCCAGTCCATTAATTTAAGCGAACCAGAGGCCAGTGCCTGCGAAAGCTGATACATGGCCGTTGACGCTTGCTCGGAGTTTGATCCCGAGATCGCAGCGATGTTTGCAATACCCTTGATTGATTTCACCGAGGTATCTAAGTCAACGCCAGCCGCCGAGAAAGTACCAATGTTTTTAGCCATTTGGCTAAAGTTATAAATGGTTTGATCGGAATATGTGTTTAACTCATCTAAAGCGTTATTGACATCTTCAAGCGTAGAGCCTTTGCTCGACGTGTTAGCAAGGATGGTTTGAATAGAGCTGATGTTTGTTTCATACTCTTTATAACCGGTTAATGTTGGCGCGATCGTAAGGGATTTTGTAAGCTCAATTCCTGCGTTTACAGCACGGTTCGTGATGTTGGATATAGCAGAGAACGCGGCTGCTCCCATGGCAGAGAATTTTGAGCTTACATTGTCGGCGGCCGTCGACAAGCTATCCAGATTGAAGTTTTTTAAGCTAGTAGATATATCCTGTATGCTCTTTGAAGTGTCCCCAAAATTTAAACTCATCTTGAGTTTATCTAGACTGTCAATAGTCGTCTTTATTTTTCGTTCAAATTCAGAATTATCAAACGTCATTGACACTACGCGGTTGTCAATACTAGGCACGGTTTACCTCCCTCCACACCGTTGTTGCTATTTCGTCAAATATAGGTTGTATTGCTGGATTAATGTAATCTAAGCCTTCCACTAACCCACCATCCTTTGTTGCATGACCATATTGAACCAAAATAGCCACGGGTATGTTATTTTCTACGTTTGTGTTAGTCCAAACAATACCTTTTTTACCGACCTTATTAATTATATAATAATCCCAAGAAGTTGAAAGTAGGCCGGTTTCAACGGGACTTGCGCTGGATAACGCATCGACTCCTTTTTGACCGAGTCTATTTAGCGAAGAAAATATTTCATTAGAGTTTATCTTTTTTAGAAATTTTTCAGTTTTGTTAAAAGACCCGGAGGCGTTAACATTAATCATTATCTTACCTCCGAAAGTCTTAGTCGTTTGACAGTAAAAAAGTTGGGTAAAGAACCGTAAAATGTAAATATAACTCTAGTGCTTTATTCTGTGAGTCCGAATCCCATTTTTTTATAAAAGGAACAACGCGACGAATAAATAAATGCATGTCATAAAGCTCGTTTATTTTTTGACAAACGTCATCCCATTGCTCTCGAGTAACAGTAACTGTACTTGGCAGTGCTGATTCCACGCTAAAACATCCTATTCATCATCATAGCTTCGCCCCCAATTGTCCCACCACTAATACTTATTTGCCTGTTTGCGGACGGTACTCCATTTGCAACAACCTGCATGTTATATGTACCGAGGGGAACTGTGGGGGGTATAAATACTTTACAAGAAGAGGAAACTCCAGGCTCAATCCCTCGATATGTGAAATCGCTAGTTGCGCAGTAATATACATACCCGGATGATGAGTCAGTCAAACGAACTATTGGGAAATTTGTTCGGCAAGACATATCCTCCGACTGGTACCCGCCTTCGTGAATCCCATTTAGGGTATTTCCTGTAAGGGTAAAACTAGAACCGCTAAAAACTGATGCTGGCGCACTTGTTATTGTTGGAACAGAATTACTTAAAGGGACCGCTTCGCTTGTCGTCGGAACGTAAACTCCTACGCCGTTGGTGCCTGCGCTATCAGTTCCTCTATTAATAAATATACTTCCATCCGGAAGAGGAAACATCGGGCCTAAATTTGCGGATGTAAAGAATTTACCCTCATCTAGTATTTCAACTTGGTTTTGACCGTCCCATTTTAAAATAATTGAAGGACCCGAAACATTCCAGTAGTTTTCCTTGTTCGAGGTAAGACCGATGGCGCAAATCAAATCTCCGTTTGGAAGGAAACTTGCGTTTTCATCTCGACAATCGGGAGAGGGTCTGTATATTGAAACCGCATCGCCGGTCGAAATGACAGAGTTTATGTCGCCAACAAATGGGTTATATATATCATCCCCGTAGTCGACTCCGGTAAATTTTAATTTTGTTGAGCTAATGACTGTTTTTGCCGTGGCCTTAAGTTTTACCCATCGAGAATTATTCAAAATTCTTATGAATAAATAGCAGTATCCATCCTGATATATAAAATAAGGGTCATTCTGAATGGGGAAATTTGAAATATCGACTATTAGTTCACCGCCCCCAACAATTTGAATTGCCGTTTTTCCGCCACTTTCAGACGAGATGGTACCGCTGGGAGTGTTTTTGTTATTTACAGAAACGTTTGGTAGCTCTACCGCTTTACTGATGGTATTTATAATACCGCCTGTAATGCTGTTAACTTGCGAACTATAATCTATAGTATATAAAGCTCCGTTTCCAGAAATAAGAACAAATTTATTAATTTTAGCCATGTAAGTTAGACAACCTGGTTCAAACCGTAAACCTGGTGCAGCAATATTTCCTCTCCAAGCGTCAGTATACGCCTGTGATTTTAACGGGGAAACACCCATGCGCCACCAGTTGTTATTTACATTTAAAAGTTTATTTGCAATGCTTGCGGAGTTCCAGACTAAATTATTTGCAGACGGTACACCAGGTCTTATTATTACCATTAGTTGTTCATCACCCGAAAGAGATGGCATACCTAAATAATACCCGCTTGGGCTTAGTGCGTAGACAATTTCTGATTGATAAAATTCGCCCGTATTACTAAGATTTGGATTTGACGGGACGACTGGATTTCCGGGACTTGTATGGACATAATAATTGTTGCGCTCGGACGGGGTCATATTAGAGTTTTTTGCGTGATATCCATCTAGACCATAAAAGTCTCCACCCGTAGTCATGTAAACCGGCATGTGTCCCAACAGACCATTATCACCCAATATTGTCCATGATTCGGTCACTGGATCAAAAAGTTGACAGGCTTTCGTTGCCGCTGATACAGCAAACTCCCCGCAAGTAAACAACACTTTACCGGAATTCAAGATGAACGTTGATCCCCAGGTGTTTGTTTGTGGTATATCTGCTATTCTACGAATTTTTCCGCCTCGGTACGACCCATATTCATTTGGTTCTAAAATATAGCAATTTGTCGCACCTAAAAAATTTATTAATACTTTTCCGTTTGGAAGTAAAATGGAGGTTATCTGAGCAAACGTACGAGTTCCGGGGGGAGCTTCGCTATTGACAACGAACTTATTAATTGCTGCAATTTCATAAAAAGGCACTATTCACCACCATTATTATCTATGTGAATTCTCATGGGGTGAATCCCGTCAAAGTCGCGCTCCAACCTTCTGCAGAAGCAATGCTTTCGATGGGCGGGTTGGTTAGATAATCACTTATAAACACTGTTGTAATAGTCCCAGATACGTTATTGCCGGTAAGAGCAGTTACCAAAGCATCTCTCTCATATGCACCACCATCGCCATCGCTAACGTAATATCTAAGATATTGCCCAACATTCGGACGGCCATTTCCACCACTTCCGCCAGAGTATGCAAATATAGAACCGGAAGACCCTGTCGGCTGACCCGTCGAAGAATCGGATTGCGTTCCAGAACCGGCTTCGTTAACTGCGCGTATCCGAACCGTATACGTAACACCGTTTGTAAGGCCGGTTATGACAATTGGGGATGTT